CCCGCCACAATAAGTGGCCTTTCAGGCCAAGGAGGTACGCCTTCCTTTTCTTATATGGCGTTTTATGATGATCAGCCAACGATTGGTACTGGTCCCTGGACCCCAAACGCCTATCCCTATTTCTTTGTAGTTTCAAATAATGGCGGCCGGGTCGATTTTGACAATATCCTGTTCTATAATACAACCCATTGCATCAGTGTCTTTAACTCTGCGCGGCAGCACATCACAAATATTTATGGCCAGCCCCAGGGAACATGTCTTTCCTTTGATGACCTATATGATATTTCGACGCTTCAACATATCCAGTTTTGGCCCTTCTGGTCAGGGGCTTCCGTCGTCGCAGCGTTCGACCAGACTGTTGATCCAATTGTCTACGCGCGATCCGATTCACCTTTTATAGACGACATTTTTAGCTTCTCTTATCATAGTGCCCTGGCCTTTACCCAATCGAGCGACGGCACTACGACGGGCGCCCAGATCGGTTCTGTGTCCGCTGATGCCACGCTATACGGTATTTGGATTCAGCCCGGCGCGACGGGCGTGCAACTACAGATCGCCAATCTTCGCGGGTCGGGCCAGTCATTTCCCGGAACCGGAAGTCAGCCTGGTTCCGGAACCTATCGGGATTCTGGGACAAGTACTCAGGTATCGATCGGAAACATAGATTGCTACTACGCCGGCGGTAGTTGCATCGCCGTATTGGGCAGCGGATACCTGCAATTTAGTAACGGAGTGCTTTGGAACTACAACAACGACAATAATGGGTCTACCTCTATTAATGCCGGAACTTCCGGCTTCATTTCAAGCGCAAATCCGTTAAGCATCGCCAATGTGAAGTATCCAGCACCTGTGATTCCCACAACATCCGCGGGCGGCATTTATGCGCTGCGCGGCGTGAGACAGTATTGGACTCCGGCGGTGATCGGGACGGGCGGGAGCGGCACCGTAACGTATAACTCGCGTGTTGGGACGTTCTGGTATGATGGCTCTCAGGTGACGATCACCTTTAACATTAGCGCTGCTACCTCCACCGGCCTTTCAGGTAATCTCTTTATCAATAGTCTGCCGTTTACGGGCAATGCGCTATCAAACCAGAACGCGTTCTGTACGATTTCCAGTATGGCGGGAATTACGCTCAGTCCCTCGTTTACTACGCTGTCCGGTATTATATCCCCTGGTTCAAATCAAATAGTGCTTGTCCAAAGCGGCAGCGGCCAGTCGACAATACCAACACCGACGACGATTGTGACAGGCGGTTCCGGCGCCTTCGTACTCGAAGGATCATGTACGTTTGGGTCAGGACAATAAGAAGAATAACGAACAGCGACGGTCGTTGCTTTTCGTGAACGCGAAGCGCTTCTGCCTGCGACCTCCGCGCTCGGCTTTGGGCTGGGATCTTTGTTCGTCGGACTGGCCGCAGAAAGGCTATCAAGAAGAATCCTTCTCGATTCATAAATGAATCACTCTCAGGCTTGACGACTTGGAATCGATAAGGCGTCTTGTCGACCTTCGCCTGCATACTCTCGCCTTAAAGCTTCAACCAATGCCGAACAATAGCCGACGCTGTGTCGCTCGCCCATACGATGAGCGATCCAACCGAAATCCCAAATAAGACAAGAAGGCCCCCGACGCCGGCGCCGAGAAGCTTAATACGCCGCCATTCGGCAAGCGCCGGCTCGACCTCTTGGTGGTTCGTCGTGACCGTTTCCTGAAGCGCCGTCACCTGATCGCGGATCTGGGCATCAACCAATCCAGCTATTGCAATCGTTTCGTCCGTTTTCGCCATTTGCTTCGCGTGATCATCAAGCCGACGATGAATGACGGCGCGGCTCTCGTGCGCATTTTCCTTCTCCTCCTGAAAATCCTCCCTGATGCGCTCAAGGTCCTTTTCCATTCGGCCGAGGGTGTGCATAATTTCGTGCAGCAGCTCGCTTTGTGTCGGCATCCAAATCGGTCTTTCACTGCAGGAGGGATATCAGGCCGGGGCGATCACACAAAAGAATGCGCCGGTGGATAGAAGGAAGAGAAAGAGGCTCACGCGCACCGGCATCACCAGCACTTTTGCTGCTGCCCGAACTTATTGTGGGCTGCGACCTGGTTGGCAAACGGCCGATCCGTTTGCAGGATCGTTACCGACGTTGCCAGGCTCGGGGTTAGCCTCTGCCAGCCGTCGCACGCATTCTGTGGCGTCGGCGTCTGACAGGCCGAAATCGGTACACAAAGAGGCAGCATCAGAAGTAGAGACCTGATCATTGACCACGTTCCTTTCGCGGAGAAGCGTCACCGATTTTGTGAGGGCAGCCGTTGCCGCCATTTGCTTTCCTTCGCCCTGACCGATCCATCGCGCCGGGTAAAAGACGAGCGCCGCACCCACGATCAGGCCGGCGCCGACTTTGATATAATCGAAGATCCCGAAGCCGAGCACTATGCAGCTCCCTTCAGGCAATACATCTGCTCAAGCGCGCGGCGCTTTGTCAGGCCGGGAAGCTCGACGAGGACGCCGTTCTTGCGAGCCTTATTGTAGAGCGTAATCCGGCCGCAGGCGGCGCGAACATTGCCGGCGCGGAGATAGGCAGCCGCTGAAGATGCACAAAAAGCCCCATTGCCCAAATTGTAGCTAAAGTCGTTGAATGCCATCTGGACATAGGGAGAGAGGTCATCATAGCCCTTGACGCAGGCCGCATTGCCCTGCTGGTAGTGCGCCATCCGCTTCTTGAGCAGATCCGAACATTCCTGCTGACTGAAGGTTCGGCCCTTCATGTCCTTGGCGTCCTGGGTCTCGCCGTAGCAATAGGTGAGCACGCCGATCGGATCTTTATAGACGTATCCGTAATAGCCTTCGGCCGGCGCCGCCAACGTGGTGACGGCCATTGCAATGCCGGTGGCGACGGTGGCCTTTGCGCGTTTACTCGCCATCTTCATGTCCTTTCAGATTTTCTTGAGCCACAAGGCGGGAGATCAGTGCGCCGCAGGTCACCAGCCCCGTGAGGGCCGCGAACGTTCCGCGCGGAATGGCGACGAACTGATCGATGATCGGGAGTGCGACTTCGCAGCCGGAGAGGATGCCGGCCACCACGATAAGCCTGATGCTCCACGCGCGGCGAAGCACCCGGCCCGTATTCGGGACAAGTTGCATAGATATTTCCTTTTTGGTGGGTTGCGCCGCAGCAATATTCAATGGCGTGTAGCAATTTTCGGCAAAATAACCGCGCTTGTTTCAGCTCGACTTCATCAACAAGCGTTAAGCCTCATTTGCGTCAACGGCACCGGGGAACGAGCTTATGACAAATTTAAGTCAAGATAATTCTATTAAAAAAACCTCGATTATGATCGATCTTGTAGATTTGGGAAGTATTGACAGCCGTTTTCAAAATGTATTTGCGCCTGCAATAAGGGAAGACGCTGTAGGCTTAACTGCACAATTTACTGACAATGCTGAAATTTACGCGAGCGTATACTCATCAACTCCATACTTTACTTGGCTAATAAAGCGAGCGATTGCTCTCGCTGATTTGTCCGAACAGCCAAGAGACATACTTGATATTGGCGCTGGGGCTGGAGACAACTCCACATTTCCTGCCGCTACTATGTGGCCCGAGGCGCGGATCATTGCGACTGATCTCTCGCCTCAACTTTTGGTTATCCTCAATAGGGAAGCAAAAAAGCAAGAAATATCGGATCGACTAACGCTCGTTTGCGTCGACGCGATGAAAGACATCTTCGAGGAACAATCCTTTGACATGGTTATGGGATCGGCCATTTTGCATCACTTGATTGAGCCAGTTGATGCACTTAGGGCCGCTCATCGAGTGTTACGGCCGGGCGGAATAGCTATTTTCTTCGAACCTTTCGAACTTGGCTACTCCCTAGTGGCGAACGTGTTTGACCGCCTATCTTCGGAATCGGAGTTGAGAAGTGATCCGCTTAGCCCAGAGGTTATACATTTCATGAAAAGTTTCGTTCATGACGTTAAGCGAAGGCTCGGAACGGATAAGAGTGCCCCCCTCTACAAAGAGATTGACGATAAATGGCTTTTCACGAAGCCTTATTTTACGGAAGCAGCGGCTACCGTTGGGTTTTCAGAGTGCCTTATCGAAGGAATTCAAGAGCCAAAGCAGCAACTATCCAAGCTCATCAAGACATTTCTCCGCATTGGAGCACAAACAACGGTTGAAGCACTCCCGGCGTGGGCGCAGCATTACTGTGAAACGGCGGATGAAATGTTTGTTGAGTCGGCTAGAGAGATCGTTGCCGAAGCGATAGTAGTCATGAAAAAGTGAAAGCGGTAGCTCGAGAACGGAGACCGCTGCCACTCGGTTGGCATGTAGGCGCTGCAGCGAAGCACCTGCTCGCGCTCGCTAAAAGTTTCGGTTTCACTGGATTTTCCTGAGGGAGATTACGTGCCGATCAGGCCGTGGGCGATCAGATCGTCTTTCAAAGCTTTAACCGTCTGGCTGAGATCGCGAACAGCGTTCATCAACGTTTGGATGGTAGCTTGCGTATAAGCGGCTTCGGCGGTACCTGAGTACGTCGCATTGGCCGTCCTTTTGGCAGTCCCGGTGTCAGCAGCCCATCCTGTCCGCCGTACACCTAAAACCTGAGTGCCAGCAACGGAAAGCGCACCGTTGATTCCCAAACCGCCAGTGATCGTCATCAGACCAGCGTCCGTTATCGACATGACAACCCCAAGGTTAGTCTTATAAGCGAGAGACCCTGTCAGCCAATATAGACTGCGGTTGAACGCTCCATTACTGGCACCATCGAAAGCGATCGCCTGTCCTTGGCCCATCATCAAAACAGGGCCAGAGAAAGTCACTTTCGTGGTGTCAATGCCAATGCCATATGTTCCAGCGCCGGCCACTTCCATGAGCCGGTCGAGGATAACGTTTGCTTGGTTGGCACCGACGAGGATACCTCGCCCAATGTGCAGTGGCGTACCGGGATCTGGCGTCCCGTCTGTAGCGCCAAAAGCCAACTGAGCGACAACACGGTTTCTGTTGTTGTCAGTGCCGCCAGTCTTCAGAACGAAATTGTCGATCTCCACGCCGATTCGAGGATAGTGCGGGTTAACAACAGCTTCGCGATCATCGACAACGAAATTGCCGCCCCATGTGGAGCCGATCTCAGAGATACCGTTGGCTTCAAGAAATGCTGTCGAATTAAGCGCGACATTCTCAGCTCCGGCCGTACCAGAAGTCTGATTATGCTGCTCGAATGTTCCGGCCCATTCGTAGCCAGGAGAAGAGGGATTGGTGCGAGTCAATACCCACAACGCTTTATAAGTATTCCCCGAAACGCCCCCACCTGTCGAGTTGAAGATGTTTCTTTGAACTCGAATCCCGGGATTGCTCGTAAAGGCAGCTGGAGCATCATAGGCGAAGAATGTTCCGCCATTAATGCCGTTCAGGCCAGAGCCTTGAATATTGGAGGCCGCAGTAGGAAGGGCCGCGGACAAAACATCGGCCTTAGCGCCTTGGGTGGCGGTCGCCGCGCCTGCAGCAGTGACGAACGAGCTCTGATCTGGAGAATTCGAAATGCCTCGGACGAAATTGGAGGCCGTGAAGGTTGATGCCACTCCGACATCGGTGAAATAGATGACCTGATTGGCACCGGGATTGGTTGCGTCGATCGCTGCCAACGGAGGTCCGATCACGGCGTCTTGGATATTATTGATAATGTTCGTGAAAGACATCGACTGGTAATTGTCGATATCCGCATCCCATGCCAGCATAAAGGTACGATCAGGGTTGCTGACGCTAGGGACCTGAACGAGGTTGCCGTAATCCGACTTCACAACGAGGTCGACACCGGTACGGACAGCCTTGAGGCCATCGGTTGCGGTGACTTTCGCCGGGTAGCGCGGAACAACGCGGAGGCGCAGAGAAGTTTGGCTCATGTTCTGACAATCCCGTCAATGACCGGAACGGAGCCGACAAGCTCCTGTTCGGTGAAGTCTTCGCGCGTGATGGTGAGACCGATTTCGTATGTGCCGGGCGCAAGGCGTCGCATCTCATCAGCAGTGAAATGCCATTGAATGATTCCGGTGGCCGCCAGCTCGATATGGCCGTCATCGGTTGAGGCCGACAGCACGCGGCAAGGAGGATTACGGCTCCTGATCTCCAAGAGAACCGAGAGATCTGCTAGGTCGGTCAGGATTTCACCAGTGTCGTCATAGACAAGCTCAATCGTGCCGAACCAGTCTGCGCGGTTCGACACCGGAGCAAAATTTGCTTCGTACATCGTCAAAGCCTTATGTAGATCGTGAGTGCCCGAGACGGCTGGATATTGTTGTGAGCTTGGCCCCCACCGACCGGGCTCATAGTGATACCCGTGAACGCGTTCTGAACCTTCAGGCCACTTGGGTCTGGACCGCCCTGTGCGTAGGAGCCGAAGTTGCCTGGCGTAATTGGGAACGGCTGTGCATGGTTCCCCCAGTCGTGAATATGACCCGGATCTGACAGCGGATGCGCATGGCTAGGCATTTCACCAACAGACAAAGTATGCGCCGTTTCACCTCCGGCCCAGCCCAAGCCGGCACCTGGAATAATGTTGGCCGCGATATTGCCCATGACATCGGTACCGATGATCGCTCGACCGCGCCAATCTGGGAGGGTCATCTGCTTGTTGGCGTTCCAATCCGCCAAAGCATTTGCACCGCGGCCACCGACCACCGTCAGATTCGGGTCGGCATTCCATAGCCATGAGAACAGAGCCTGAGCGTCAGAATTTGCGCGCTCCGAGGCCCCAGAAATAGCATTGCCGATCGTGCGAGCATTGGCGCGCACGAAACCAGTTCGTGTCCCGACGCCGTAGCCCATGATCATGTCGCCAGTGATCAGCACAGAGCTCGGATCAACCGGCGTATCACCGCCACCGCCGCCACCCGTCGAAGGGCCAATGATAGGAAGCCCATCTACGTCATAGATGATGACGCCCTGCGCGCTCGTCAGACGTTCACGGTAGAAGCCGTCCGCTTCATCGAAGAAAACTGGCGGGAAATACCCATTTCCGTCCGTCTGCACCGGGTTCGGATGCGCATTGATCGAGCCGAGGGAATACGACTTGTAGACGGTGATCGGAGTCGTCGTACCGCCTTTGTAGAAATATGCCCTGGCCCCGATGAACGGTTTCCCATTCGCGTCATGGATCTGGGTATTCGACTGGTTCCAGAAACCGGCCATTCGTTTCTCCATAGAAAAAGGCGGCTCCAGAGAACCGCCTAAAATGACTCGACTCATGCGAGAATTCGGAGTTTATTGGCTCGCGTTAAACGGGGGTGATCATGAAAACATTACTTTTAGCAATCAGCGTTCTGACGCTTGGTTTTTCGACTGCAGAGGCCGGCAAGGTTAGCGGCTATTATCGAAGCAGTGGCACCTATGTCGTGCCGCATTATCGAAGCAATCGGGACAGCACCGTCACCGATAATTACACCTATCGCGGCAACACCAATCCCTACACGGGCTCAACCGGCACGAACCGGTATACTCACGATCGCACGTCGCCCTACTTCGACGGGACCCCTTATGGAAATGGTCGCATTGGCCACGCGACGAACGGCTGGTGATGTCGCTCGCAGGCTGCCTCGCAATTACCCGAGAGGAAGTTATGGCAGATGACGTTCAGATCATGTGCATCAACAAGTCAGACCGCTCGAACTCTCACGAGCGGATAGTCAACGTTGGCGGAATAAATGCTGATGGAAGCAGATGGCGCATCCCAGAAAGCCGGGCTATCGAGGGGATCAAATCCGGCAAATGGCGTTTCTGGACAACCGGAGGCGGCAAGAGTGTTTGGGTCGTGATTGCTAAGAGCCAAACGGGACACGAGTATCTAAAAACGGAGTCGGATGGGGTGCATCCCAATAACCTTCTCGCCCTTCCTGAATGCCCGCCACTAAATCAATAGGCGACTTGAAACCGTTTGGTTCCAAGGCCCATGATAGCGCCTGCTGTGCTGCATAGAGCTGATCGTACTCCGGTGTACCCGTCAGCGTTGGTAACAATTTGGCGATCCGGGCGAGTTCTCGTTGAATGAAACCCATCTTCATTTCTCTCCTGTTTCGTGTAATGTGCGGGCATGCAAACCATCGACCATGATCCGCAAGAGCCGAAAATTGACCGGACACCAGGCCCGTGGCGCTGGGTGTTTCCGATCATCGGCGTTTTGTTCTTGGCGAACCTGCTGACGCGGCAGATCGATTGGATATCGCTGTGCTTGGGTCTCGGGTTGGGTTGCACACTTGCCGGATGGGCTATCGAAGTCACGGGCAACAAGGTTCCAGATAGTTGGAAGACCAAGCCCCATGGCGATCGCGGTTAGTTCGAGGCTGCGATACGACCCGGCGCAGTGGAAACAAGATTGTTCAAAATCGCCGTCGCCAGCCCGCGCTTAGCAGTGTCTGAAGTCACCTTGCTCGACGCAACAGTGAGGAGATTTTGGGCAGCCCGGGGATCAGTCTCCATCAATCCACGGCCGATGCGCTCAATGACGCGCGGCGGCATACCCTTCCCTTCATTCAGAACGCGTACTGCGGCCTGAACAGCTGCCGTCTTCAGGTTTCCGCTGAAGAGGTTTGACAGCACGGCCGGGTCGAAATTGGCGATGTCCGACATATCGGCGATGTTGTCCGCAGTGCGGGATCCCCCGATCGCCTGATTCATTGTTTCGAACATGCGCTGCTCTCGCGCTACGCGATTGCCAAGCTGATCGCCCATGCCCGGCGCGGCAAACTCCCGGAACTCGCTCGCGTATTTCGGCGTCATCAGCATGCGGGCCTTGTTCGCCGTCGGGGAAGATGCAGCAGCCTCGACGCGAGTAACCAATGGATCCGCGTAGCCGGCGCGAAAAGCTTGCTGCTGATCCGGCGTCATCGCATTGAACCCAGCAATATTGTCGGCGGCGCGGGTGCGACCCGAAGCGGCTGCGGTGCCAGCATCAACAGCATCGATCACGCCACTTCGTTCAGCATAATTGGCGGAGGCTTGCCGATAGGAATGTGATGCCTCGGCAAGCGCGTTGTTGATCTGACGCTGAACCTGCCCGAGCGCATTCGCTCGCCAGTTCGCGCCCTGGTTCGTTGCACGCTGGATCATGTCATCGACATCCATTTTGGCGCGGAACAGGGTATTGAAGTCCGTCACCTGCGAGTTACCGTCGGATAGCATGTTCCTGACCCGAGCGAGCGCACCTTCAATGGTGTCGTAGCCGATGTTGTCGCGAGGGTTCACAACCTGATTGACACCAGGCGAAAGGGTCTGGTCGATCGTATCGAGGACGGGGGAGACGTTGACTGCGCCGGCATCACGACGGGCAGCACCGTAAAGCTGATTAGCCTCAGCATCGCGAGCGCCGGTCAGGGTAGCGGCCCGCTGCGCAGCCGTATCCGGAGCCGCGAAGCCCTCGGCAATGGCGTTCGAAAGACGCTCCCCCTGCCCTGCCTGACGCGTCAAAAGTTGGTTGACCACTTCCTGTCTGGCATCGTTCGGGGTCCTTGCAACAGACGAGAGCATTCGCTGACCGGCGTTCCCGATGGCATCAGCGACGGCATAACCCTGCTGCCCGTCGTCAATTGCCGACTGGATCGAATTCGCAACATCATCGGCCGTGACACCGGCACGCTGCATCGCCGTTCCAAGCGCACGGTTTGCAGCCGGCGCAGGGTTGAGGCGAGATGTGACCGGCGCTAAGAGCGAACGGAGAAATGAGCCGGCTCCGGCTGTGACATATGGAGCAACTGCGCCAGCAGCTAAACCGACTGCTCCACCCGCCCCGGCACTTTGAAGGCGATCCAAAAAACCGCCCTCCCCACTACCAAATCCCTGAGCTCCACCGAGAAGCGCACCCTCGCCTGCCCCAGCCGCCGCCACGCGTGCAAGACTGGCACCGCGATTGACGGCATTTGCCGTGAGAGATAGGCCGCTTTTCGCAAGACCGGCTCCGCCCGCCACTCCGCCGACGACCTGACCGGCGAGACGATATCCGCCGCGGTTCTGCTCGTCGGAAGCGTTGACGGCGCGCTCATCGGCGAGAGCCTTGTTGTAGTCCGCGTCCTTCGTGTCGGAAGCAAAGGGAGCGTTCAGAAACCGAGCAACGGCACCAAGCGGATTGTATTCGCCGGAATAGATCCCACTGTTGTAATACTCGTCAGGCGGCCGCTGGACAGAAAGCGGGCCGCTTCTCATCTGAGCAGCGATCTCATCTGCAAGCCCGAACGAGAGTGTATCAGCAGCGCCTCGTCCGAAAGCGTCGACGCGGCCAGCTATGCTGGCGCGAGGATCGGCCGGCTGACCAGTGCCAGTATCGATCTTGCCAGGCACAACAGCGCTAGCGTCCGACTGGGGCACTGGCTGACTGCCGAGTGTCTTCGCAATCTCCGCAACGGTTGCGTTCTGCTGGTCTGGCGAGAGCTGCTGAAAACTGTCGTCTACCGTGACACGATGACCGGCGATGTTCAGAACGGTCATTGCTCAATGCTCCATTTGACACCGGAAGACGTCGTGTTGCTGGCTGGCATGGTGGCTTGTGGCGCCACGGACTGACCTGCTTGCTGGCGAGCACGCTGGACGGCATTCTGAACAACGCCCCGGAGATCATTGAGTGCGTCTCGATAGTCTTTTTCGCTCTGGGCTGTGTTCAGGCGCGCCATAGCGGCCGTAGCCTTTTGACCTTCGACTTCGGTGATCTGACCGGCGCCACGCAAGGTATTGTATGCCTGCAGGAAGGTTTGACCGGTAATCTGATCCATTTTCGACTGGACGCGCTGCGAATCCGTAGTGACATTCGGCAGATAGCTGCTTTTGCCAAGCATCTTCGGAAGATACGGGTCATTCGCAAGACTATCGATGGACGACAGGATCTGGTTTGCAGCACCTTCGACGGCCGGCAACGCCGTCTGCGCAGCTGCCTGAGCGGTGCCGCTCGCCTTGTCTCGGCTTTCGCCCTGGACGTCTTTCGGGATCTCCTGAGAGGTTCCGTTGGTCGTGTCCTTAATCAGCCACGATGTGCCGAGATCTATTTTCTCGTACCGGTTCTCTGGCTTGAAGTCAGCCGGAAGCGGTACCTTGTTGGCGGAGCCGTCCTTGCCAGGCTGGAAGTAGGCCGGATTTCCCGCCGCGTCGTAACCCTTGATGAGCGTGCCGTAATAGTTATCCGAATTGCCGGCAGCGCCAGGAGGCGGCGTGATCCACTGGTTCGTGGTGCTATCGTAGAAAGCACCCTTCCCGTTCGATAGAAGTTCCTTCTTCGAACTCGCGAACTTGCCTAGACTCTGGACTTCGCCAGTTGATTGGTTCGCCCGGGCTAGCGTGCCGTCGTCGAGCTTGACGAATGACCAAGGTTGCGCCGTTTTGCCGGTCAAGACCTGCTGCCAAAGCTGCAGACCGACCTGGCGCGTGTAGGGATTCCGCACCATCGCGGCAATCTGATCATTCGTGACATTCTGCCGGGATGCCGGTTGGGCCGCTGCGATCAAATCCGGATTTGCACCTGCCGCCGGAGCAGTTGCAGCCGGAGCGGCGACAGACTGCACAGGAGGATTGACCGGAGCGCTTCCGGCCGCTTGCGGAGTTTGCCGATAGGCCGTGGTCACGACAGGGTCGACATAACCGGGCTGCGCGGCTTGGTTGGGACCGAGCGCGGCATTCAACTGGGCGGGCGTCGCTGTGGCCGGATCAAAGCCGGAAGCTGACGGAGCCGGATTGGTAGAGCGCATTTCAGCAGCGGCACCAGGCGCCGGCAGCCCGATCGACGGATCAAGGCTCGCAACCTGTGTCGGGCCAGCGGGCGCTGCAGCAGCAGGCGCGGCGGCTACGGGCTGCGCATTCGCGAACTGCGTCGAGTAGTAATTCTGCGCCATCGCGGCACGGCGCGCAGCCTCCCCGCCAGGCTGATCATACCCGGCGAACTTCCAGGCATTCGCCATGATGCTCGCGGCCTCCTGCGGACTCTTGGCGGCGTTCAGGCGCTGGATCAGCGTCGGGTCTTCCTGAAGGAAAAACTTCGCCTGCAGCTCGGGGCTGATGTTCGACGGGTCAGCGCCCTGCGACTGAGCGAAGTTGCGCAGATTGGCAAGCCGCTCGTTTCGCCACGACAGAATGCCGCCCGCGGTACCGGGAGCACCACCTTGTGACGGATCAGCCCAAGCAGCGTTGACCTTCGACGGATCCCAAGAGCTTTCAGCTCGACCAGTGGCAGCAAGAGCCGCCAGTCCGTAGGGGTTCGTCAACGCAATGCGCTTGCCGCCACCCAGATCAAGGCCATTTCTCGCCGTGTTGATGAACTGGTTCTGGATATCGTTCGGCGTGCCGGCTGCCACACTGCCCTGCAATGGGGCGGGATTGGTAGCCATGACCTGTTGCTGTGCCCCGGGCGAGGGAAGGCGGTTTCCGCCGAACAGGCGCCGGAGAAAGCCCGGTTGCTGCTGGGGCGCAGGCGTGCCGGTGATCGCCGGAATGACGTTCTGTTCAAAGGCACGGTTCTGAGCAATCGTATCGATGGCGTTGCCAGCAGAATTCGACAGCGTGTCGAGCCAAGAGATATCCGGCTTCGGAAGGTCGGATATCGGGACGCGAAGACTTGCGATCGCCATTAGAAAAGACCCCCCGTCAATGCCTTTGCGCCAAGGCTAAGGCCTCCCCCGACCAATTTGCTGAGAAAGCTGCCGCTGTTCTGCGCCTGCTGCTCTTTGACCTTCGCCAGATCGTTGTTGAGGCCCATTTGTCCTTGAGTGACAGAGCTTTCGAGCCCGAGGCGATCGTTTGCGGTACCCTGATAGAGGCTGGCGAGATTGCCAAGAGAACCGGCTGCACCATTGGCAGCGGTGAGACCCTGGGCGGAGAGACCATTCAGTCGGTCAAGCCAGCTTCCAAATTCTTGATTGGCGAGGCCGGTCCCATACTGCGATAGCGCCGTGAGTGTATTGCCCGAGTTGAGCATCCCCGCCGCTGACGCGCCGCGCAAAGCAGCCTGCGTGCCCTGATCGAGCGAAAACTGATAGCCAGGGCTTGCTTGGAAGGCACCGGTCGCCGCAGCATTTCCATCCGCACCGTTGAGACCAAGCGCATCAGAATACATGCTTGTCGCGTTCTTGCCAGCCGTCAGATATGGATCGTAGTTGCTGGCCGCTCGATCGAGCGCGCCGGCCGACTGAGCTTCGCCTGTATTGATGATGCTGTTGCCGGTATTCTGAAAATTCGTCAGCAGGGCATTGTTCTGCCCGATAGCTTTCGTTGTTGCCTTGCCGATATTGCTGCCGGTCAGAGAGCTAAGAAATCCCATAATCAGCCTCCTAAGGCAGCGATGCGCTTTTCAGCTTCGCGGATATGTTGGTCGAGCGCCTTCAGATACTGGTACCAGTTCTGATTGACGCGCCCGGTCTGTGGATCTGCGATCCGCTCGGTCGGGACCGGCAGCTGTGGAAGCGGTGCGAGGGTGGAAGCCATCAGTTCGAAACCGGTGTTGCCTGCTGTGAGCCGCCCAAGATGGACACATAAACAGGGTCAGACACGTCGATGCGCCAGACGCGGCCATATCGACTCGACATGCCGGCCCGGTTGATGACGACGGGCGTACGATGCGCCGCCAAGCGGCCGATTGGGCGCACCAGCGGTGTTCCAAATGAATTGCCGCCGTCATCGGACCATGAGATCAGGCAAACGGGATCGGTTTCGATCGGTTCGTCACCAGTCACAAGGCCCTGGCCGACGATCAGATCGAAGTCGGCTCGGGGAATGGCAATGCGGTCAGGGAAGCTCGTTGTCGGCAGCGAAATCGCGCTCAGAACGAGAGGGTTGCTGCCTTCCTTGGCATAGTTCGGGTCAAGCTTCCAAACATCTGCCGTGGTGCGGTCACCGATCACCCAACCGTTGAAGGCCTTGATCGAGCAGACGCCCCGCCAATGATTGTCGAGATAGCTCGCGCGCTCGTGCCAAAAGCCGGTTGCAAGCTCATAGGTCCATGAGAAAGTCGGCCCGGTCACAGTTGCCCACATATGGCCAGACGTAACGGCAACCGTGACATCGATGGTCGACTTATCCGTCACGGCTTCGATCAGGCGATCGAGATCAGGTCCGGAGATCTTGGACGGCTGATATCCGCCATCGAGGCGATAAACGCCATTATCGTCGCCGACGAAAATCAGGCTTGGGAAGCCCTCCTCATTGCCGGCGACCGCATAGGTATCGGCCAAGCCCTTCGAAAAGACTGCGGCGCGCGAGAATGGTGTGCCAGTCGCGTTTCCGGCGTTCTGCCAGAACTCCATGCCGGAAGGTCCGAAGAGCACCAGCTGCTCACCGAACCCAAAGGCGTTGAGCAAGCCGCCTGGATGGCTCTCCGCTTTACCGAAATCGACCGCGTCGACTGCCGTGTCATTGAGCGCCGATACAAAATATCGGCCGTCGCGGATCGGAAAGACGAAATAGCCATCAATAAACGTCACGCT